GGGGGGGGGGGGGGGGGGGGGGGGGGGGGGGGGGGTGAGGCCTCACCACACCCGCGAGGTAGGCGACTGGGGCGCCATGTCGCGGCGCCCGATGCGGTTGCCACGCCTGCTGTTGCACCTGCGGTGCGCGTGCCTGGCGTTGGCTGGGTCGAGGGGGTCACCACCCAGGCTGAGCGGGATCACGTGGTCGAGAGTGCTGCCCATCGGGTGACGCTGGTGGTCGAGGGTCATGTCGATCAGGTGGCCACAGCGCCAGCACGTGTCGCTGCTCGCACGCACCAGGGCCAGCAGCCTGCGGTACGGGCGACCGGTGCGCCCCTTGCTGCGAGGCATGGGGCTCAGCGGGTGTGGTGGGTGTGGGCAGCAGGGCCCTGGCCCTCGTGCTGTGCCTTGAACCTGGCCACCACCTTGGCCACCGCTGCGTCGGTGTAGAGGGCGAGGGCCACCACATGGGCTACCTCGGGGTGCGCCGTGAACCACCGCACCAGGTTGAGCGTGGCGACGCGGTGGCCCACGAACGCGCCACCGAGGACCGCGGCCACCAGGGCCAGGGCGACGAGCACGACTACCACCTTGTCCAGCGCTGACCGCGGCGCCAGTAGGGACCCCACGACGGGGTCGACGAGAGGCCGTCGACGTACTGGTGCGAACGCTCAGCACCACCGTGCGCGCCTCGGGGCTTCTCCAGCCAGCGCAACAGCTTGTGCGCTGCGGCGCCGGTGGGGGCGGTGAAGACCTCGGGGTCGCCGAGGCCCAGGCGCGGCCGCGTGATGGTCCATTCGGCCGGGCCGGTCTTGCGGACGCGGGTGCGGTCCTTCACGTCAACGCACCCCGTTTCTTGAGGTGTGCGGCCAACTCCAGTAGGTAGCCGTCGACGACGTCGCGGGCGTTGCCCGCGCGACTCAGGTAGCTGGGGACCTCGTCACCGGTGACGCCCTGGGCGTAGGCGAGCGAGCACATGGTCTCCACGGCCAGAGCGAGGCAACAGGCTTGCTCGTGGCGGGCCTCGGCGATCAGCCGCTTGAGCCGGGCGATGCGGAACAGCACGAGGGCTCACCCCCCTGTGTTCTCGACGTACCAACGGAACGGGAACGCGGCCGAGGCGTAGAGCTTCCCCGAGCCAGTGCTCTTGGTCACCACCGCGAACCGCACCTGACCGCCGTCAAGGTCTCCTGCCTGGACGCGTAGCCCGATGGGGCCGGACTGGTTGAGGTAGCCGCCGGCGAAGTACCACGAGGGGTCGCCCTCGGTGCTCGGCGAACTGGTGCCGCTGGACAGGTAGCGGGCGATGGTCGAGCCGACCATCACGGCGAAGTCGACGAACGCGCCAGAGCTGCCCTCGGTGCGCATCGCCCGGACGGACAGCCGTAGCCAGTCGCCGACCACGGCCGGTATGGCGATCTCGAACCCGGACAACGGCAGCCACGCGTCATCGGTGTTCGGCAGCGGGTTGACGTCGCCGGACACGATGCGCTGCTCGACGACCACCAGGCGCGAGGCCTTGGCGTCGAGTGCGGTCTGAGTGGCTGTGCTGACCGGCTTGTTGGCGTCGCTGGTGTTGTCGACGTTGCCGAGGCCGATCGCGGCCTTGGTGTGCGTGTGGCCGGCGGTGGCGTAGTCGGCGAGCACATCAGCGAGCCGGGTCGCCTCGAAGTACTGGGGGTGATCGTCGTCGCCCAGGCCGGTGAGCGCGCCGTGGTCGGTGACGCCACCGCCGGGCGATGCTTCGAGTGCGTCGAGGCGTCCGTCGAGGACGTTCAGGGCCGTGACGAGGCCGGTCACCTGGGCGGTGGTGTGGACGTGGCCGAGTAGCGAGTAGGTGGCCACCGCGGTGGGGGCGATGGCGGGGGCCAGGTCGACGAACTCGATCGGGCCGACACCGGCGGGGACCTGTACGGGGAACTGATCGCGGTAGACGTCGGTGTCGACGAGGCACGTGTAGGGCCAACCGGACGGGGACACGTCCGGGTTGTCGGTGGTGGGGACTTCGAGGGTGCCCTCGCCGTTGACCAGGGTCACGGTGTCGACGGGGCGGCCGTGGATCACGTTGCCGGCGCTGTCGCGCAGGATGTGCGGGCCGATCAGGACCACGCGGCCGGTGGCGGGGGTGAGGGCCTCGTCGTTGTGGGTGATCTTGATGTGGATGGCTCTGCGGATGATCGCCACGAGGAGGACCTCCTCGCGGTCAGGTGTCGAACTCGCTGAGCACCGAGCGGACGTACTCGGCGTCGAGGACGCAGCGGCTGTGCGGCTGGTCGACCTCGGACCAGGCGAGGCTCACGACACCGAACCAGCCGAGGTCGACGAGGTACGTCTTGGCGCGCACGTCGACCTGCGCGACGACACCGTGAGCGACGGCGCCGGGGAGCCGGACCTTGTCGCCGACGTACCAGCGCTGGCGTGGCCAGGCGTGGCGGTGTCCGCCGCAGGCCTCGGCCGCGAGGCGCAGCAGGTTCGCGAGCTCCAGCAGGGGCCGCGGGTCGCGGTAGCGGCGGCCGGGGGCGCGCAGCTCGCCGAGCTTCAGCGTGTAGTCGCCGATCCGGAGCTCGACCGGTACGGGCGCGGTGATCGGGGGCAGGGGAACGGTCTGCACCACGGCAGGACCTCCTCATCGGGGTGGCTGCGGTGGTGGAACACCAGGGCCGCGGGGCACGCGGTGGCCGGTGGGCCCCTGTCAGGACCCGCAACCGCGCGTCGGGCGGAGGGGTTACCTGGGGTGTCGGATGCGCGGCACGCTGCCGGCCGCGGCCCTGGTGCTGGCGAAGGACGGGGCTGGACCCCGGAGACAGCAAGAACCCCCGTGGCCGAAGCATCACGGGGGTTCTTTGCTGGGCTGCTCGGCCTCTCGGCCATAGCTGTCCTCGCGTCATCCGAGTGTCGCGCGAGGTCAGAGGCCTGTCAAGCAGCCCCCCTCAGATGGCGTGTCGACCTGGCAATCGACTCGCCTGCTCGCGGGCCTCGGCCCATGCGATGCAGTCGCCCAGACGGTAACGAGGGTGGCCGTCCGGGTGGGTGCGGTCAGCGGGCAGCGCGTCGGTGCCGCACGCGCTGCGGAACGTCGAGTAGACGAACCCTGTTTCGGGGTGGACCAGCAGCGGCACGGCGCGGGAGGCCTCGGCCGCGGTCACCATGTAGTCGCGGGCTGCGTCGAGCAGCCAGGCCCGCCGCTCGGCGACGCGGTAGACGATCGGCTGCCCGTTCTCGCCGGGGCACGACAGGTTGCGGCAGGCCGTGAGGGCCGAGTCTGGTCGGGCGTACAGCGGCTGGTCGCACAGGTCGCACAGGCCGATGTACCAGCGGGTCGGGGCGCGGTCGATCACGTGCTGGGTGAGGCCCGCGATGGCGAGCAGCTCGTCGGTGAGCGCGCCCAGGTCCGGGAAGGCGCGCAGCCTGCGCTGGTGGGTGCGAATCCAGTGCGCTGCTCGGGCGGCCGGTCCGGAGCGGTAGGGGAGCGTGGCCGGGTCGTCGTGGTGCCGCGCGGGCAGGACCTCGTCGACGTGGCTGCGCGGGTCCGGTTTGGCGGCCACCGCCACGACGTTGGCTCTGGCGTGGCGTGGTGGTGGGGGGACCACCACGGCGTCGAGGTCGATCACCCAGCCTGCGTCGGCCGCGAGCTCGCGGGCCCAGCGGGTGACGGTGGCGACGAGCTGGCGGTGGGCCTCGGCGCCGGACCAGTGGAACGGCAACGGCCGTTCCGCGGGGCGGCCGCCGCCGGTGTTCTCGGCGAGGCGGGCCTGGCGGCTGATCGCGATGTCGAGGTCCTCCTCGACGCGCACCAGGCGGTCGAGGGCCTGGTTGAGCTCGGCCATGTGGGTAGTGCAGATCCGTGCGTCATCCGCGTGGGGCGCGAGACAAGCTCGGGTGTCACACAGATCCGCGACGAATGAATCTTGCTGCATTTCGTCACGCTCCCTGTGCTGATCTAGCGCCCGACAGTCGCACTCGTTGCGCAGTGTTACAACCACGTTGCGCCGATAGACTGATCGTTTATATCGATTGGGCGTGTCCTGAAACGGACAAGCGCCCTATTCCGATAGACCTGTAATTCGCACAACCGTTCGACTGTACTGGGGAGTAGCTTTCGCGTGGGGCGGGCTGCCCATCCAGCACAGCAAAGGGCCCGCACTCCGTTGGGGGGAGCGCGGGCCCTTCGTCGTGTGGGGCGAGCTGACCGGCTGGTTACCCAGCGCGGCCGCTGCCTACACCTCCTCGACGCTAGCCGTCACTGAACCTCACGCCCTGCATGAGGAAAAGCCGCAGGTTGTCGAGCTGTACGAGCTCGATCGCCTTCTCGGCTCGGCACCACAGCGCGCGGGCGTCGAGGCCGTCGACGACGTCGACACCGGCGAACAGGTCGAGGTCGAGCGGGTGGATGTGCCTCGCGAGCTGGCCCTGGCGGTGGTTGACGTAGAGCACCGGCCAGCCGGGGTGGCGGGGGTCGTTGTAGGAGATGACGGCCGAGGCGCAGAGGAACCCTCGCAGCGGCGGACCGACGATGAGCGCGAGGTAGAGCGCTCGCTCACGGTAACCGAGGCGCTCGGCCCTGTGAGCCTGCTCGAACTCGGCCAAACGGTCGAGCAGCTCCTCGGGGCTGCCCTCGGACGCGGGGTAGAAGCACACGCCACCGGGGTGGTAGGCGGCCAGTGTCGCCTCGTCGTCGGCGGCCAGCAGGTGGTGCAGGCAGGGCTCGCCGAGGCGCTCGGCCTCGCGCGCGGCCCAGAGCATGTGGATCAGCCGGTCGCGTACGGCCTGGGGCTGTGTTTGCGCGGCCTCGCTGGCTACGGTGTCGTTCACGGTGATCACTCGCCCTTCTGGTGGTTGGCGTGTTCCTCGGCGGTGAGGAACCTCGGGCCGTGCGGCGGCCCGAGGTCCCACCGTGGTGCTGGTGTTCACTCCACGACCCTCAGCGGCCGCGGCTTGGCCGTCTCCTCGGGCCGGTCCTTGGGGTCGAGGAACCCGAACGCTCCGATACCGGTCGCGCCCAGCTCGTGAGCCGCGGCGAGCAGGTGCTTGCGGGCCCGCTCGATGGCCTGCCCTGTGCCCTCGGCCGCGCCTTGGGCGAACGCGGCGCCGTGCGGTTCCCAGCGGTCGGCTGGGGTGATGTCGTGGTGGTACAGCTCGCCGCGCGCGGCCTTGGCGGCCAGCTCGGCGGCCGAGTAGTCGAGCACCTGGTCGAGCTTGTGGAGCGTGGCGTTGAGGTTGCCGATCACCGTGCTGATGTCGGCCGGGTGCTCCAGCACATCGGAACGCCGGGGGCTGATCAGCGCGTGGCAGGCCCAGCGCGCGAGCTCGTCGACGGTCCGCACGGCGGCGAGCAGCCGGTTGCGGGTGAAGCTGTAGGGCCAGTGGGTGTCGACGACGTGCTCGGCGTCGAAGTCCTCGGAGTCGGTGTTGGTTCTGGGGTTGCGGGGGCGTGCCATCGGGAGGTCCTCTCGGGGTGGGGCGGTTAGCGGGGGCCGCTGAGCGCGTCGCGGAACAGGTCGATCACGAGCTGGGCCGTCGCCGGGCCCATGTAGCTGAGCCGGTAGCGGTTCTCCCCCACGGCGATGATCAGGTCCAGTAAGGCCAGCTCGGTGCTGCTGGCGACGTCGAACGCTCCGTCGTCGAACGCCTTGCGTGCGTCCCGGAACACGATGTAGGCGCCACCGTCGCTGGCGGTCTTCACCGCGGCCTCAACGAACGCCTCGCGACGGAGGAACACGTCCTGCTCGATGAGCATCCGCACGGCGGCCTTCACGTGGAGGTCGTGCGTGCTCGCCCACTGGCCGAGCTTGGCCGCGAGGCTGACGTTGCTGTGCATGATCGGTCCTTTCGGGACGGTCAGGAGTTGTCCGGGGCGTGGCTCATCCGGGTGTAGATGACGTGGTCCTGTTCGTAGGCCAGCGAGTCGCCCAGCGGGCGGAGCCGCCAGAACGGCCCCGCGAGGTAGGTGCCGCCAGTGCTCGCCGGGAAGCGGCCCACGGGGGTGACCTCGACGACCTCGAACACCTGGGGCCGGTCCGAGCCAACCTCGGTGATCAGGTTGGCGGGGCCGCGGCCGCTGAACATCGCGCCGGCCAGGTGCACGTGGTGGCCGAGCGGAAATTCGGCCATCTTGGCCTCGTGACGGGCGAGGGTCTCGGCGGTCAGCGGCGCGTGGGGGCCGGGGGTGGTGGGGTTGAGCAGGTCGAGCTGGGGCATGGCCGGTCTTCCTCTCGTGATCAGTTGGTGCGTCGGTACGCGGTCAGGTCGTCGCTCATGCCGCTGGCCAGCGCCTGCGCGGCGTTGTCGTCGGGGTGGGCGTTGGCGTACTTGACCGCCGTGGCGACGAGGCCCGCCGCGAGCTTCTCGCCGACTCGGTTCTGCTTCGTGGTGCTCCAGCCGCCGGTGTCGGCCTTCGGGGCGGGCGTGGACTTCGACATGGGTGGGTCCTCTCGCTCGGTGGGGCGTCAGCTACGCAGGCGGCCGTACGGGCACGGCTCGCCCTCGCTGAAGCGGGTGCGGCCAGCCGGGTCGGGGGCCGGGTAGGCCTCGACCTCGTCGACCAGGTACTCGGCCAGCGGACCGTCTGGGTTGCTGGCCGGCACGCAGATCACGTAGTGCTCGGTGACGCCGTTGCGGCGGCTGCCCGAGGGGCCGTCGTGCCAGATCACCCAGGCCTCGTCGGGGGCGCCGGTGATGCGCACGGTGCTGGTCGACGTGCTCTGGATGAGCTCGGCCGGTACGGGCACCGAGGCTGAGGCCAGCGTCAGCGCGGTGGCCAGTACCGCCGTGGTGGCGGCCGCTGCGGCCCTGCCGATCCGTTCCATGTGGTGCCCTCCACTCCGCTATCTGTGTGCCCACAGATAGTGCCATCTATGTGCACATAGTTACAAGTTTCAGGTTCGGCGCGAACGGGTGAACCACCCGTTGCGCTGTAGGTCCTGCCGGTCGACGGCCGGCGCGAGCCGGTGACGGCGCGGCCGGTAGCCGGTGCCGGTCGACGGGGCCGCGCGGGCGGCTCGCTCGGCCTCGGCCTGCTCGACCAGCGACCGGCGCAACTCGCGGTTCGCCAGCGTTCCGGCGATGGCCTGGCGAGCGTCTTCCCTGCTGAGCAGAGGTGCGATGGTGTCCTCGTCGACGAGGGCCTGGTCCTCGTCGACGTCGACCGGCACGTGGTCGCAGCGGACCTCGGCGCCGGCGCCATCGAGCAGGGTCCAGCCGTCCTCGTCGCAGAGCTCGCAGGCCTCGCGCTCGCGGTCGGCCTGCTCCTCGCGTCGACGTCGCGCGAGCGCGGCCTGGCGGGTCCGATCCTCGACGGCGGACACCCGCGACCGGGCGGCCTGCCACTCCTGGGCGGTGCGCCAGGGCAGGTCGGGGCTGTGCCGCTTGAGCGCGGCCGCGATGAACGCGTGCGGGCTGCCGACCTGGGGGCACTCGGCGAACTCGCCGCATCCGTAGGCGATGAGCTGCACGAGCTGCTCATCGGTCAGGCCCGCCATCACGTGACGGGCGATGCGCACGGCCAGCCACCGGACCTCGACCCCCCTGCGGAGCTGCACCGGGAGGGTCGTTTTCTTGTCGTCGCGCTTTCGCTGAGGCCCGCCTAGCAGCCGCTGAGCTGCACGCTGGGGTCGTGTTCCCGCCGAACTGGACTGATTCGGACCCCGGCCAGGATCGAGCTGTTCCTCGTGTGAGCGCGGCGCAGCCGCTCCTTTCATCCACACCCCTGCCGGAAGTCTTGGAGCTACCTCTTTTCCAGGAACAGCGGAGGGGTCAGATTTCGCCGAGGAGGGGCCACCGGCGGCCGGGCCAGCAGCCTTGGCGCGTGCCTTCCCAGGGGTGCCTGCGCGGCCACGAGCGCGTCGCTGACGGGCTGTCGTCAGCTCGTCAGCGATGCGGGAACCCCACGCGGCAGCGGGCAGCACGGGGGCTTCTGGGGCCTCGGGGATGCGGAGTTCGTAGACCTGCGCCACCGCCATCACGGGGGTGTCGCGTCTCCCCTTGCGCACGGCGGGCCCGAGCTGCTCGCGCACCTCGGCCAGGTCCACCACGGCATCGGGGCCGAGCTCGTCGAGGAGCTGCTGGCGACGGCGGCCGCGCTCCTCGATGGCGGCCGCGAGGGCCAGGCGCTCCTCGCGCTCCTCGGGCCGCTCGTCCTCGGGGATCGGCAGCCGCGGCTTGTGGGTACCGGGCACGACCACGAACAGCAGGCCCTGCGCGACGAACCAGGCGATCACCGACGTGATGTGGCCGATGGTGCAACCGGCGGCCGCGGCCAGCTCGGCGTGCGTGCAGCCGTTGCGGGTCATCGCGCCACCCTCGCGCGGGCAGGCGTTGGCGATCGTCGTCGCGACGGCGCGGTAGGTGTTCAGCCTGCGCGACTGCCAGCGCTGCACGGCCATGCGGGCCTCGATGGCGTCGAGCCAGACCTCGCGGCCCTCGAAGCAGGCCCGCGTGTTGGGCGGGGGCTGGCGCAGCATGAGCTCTTGCTGCCAGCCGACGCGACCGGCGGCCGTGTGGTGGCCGCGGGCGTCGAGCACCACGCGGGGCATCCACCGGAGCAGGTCCCAGCGCACGCCGTGCGCCATGAGCCAGCCGTCGACCGCACCGGCCTCGTCGACGAGCTTCTCGATGCGCTCGCGGTCGACAGTTGTCGGGTCGTGGTCGGCCAGGACCACGCTGTGGGTGGTCGCGGTGTGGCCCTCGCCGAGCTGCCAATGGGCCTGGCACACGGCCAGGGCCTGGCCACCGGGGGGCGCCGGCCGCAGTTGTGCGGGTAGCCCGCAGTCCACGCACGAAAGCGGGCGTGACTCGGGCACCGATTCGGCGAATCCCGCGCCCATTAGGCGGCTTGACCAGGAATAACGCGGGTCGCTGGCGAACCCGATCGGGTGAAGCTGAGCACAAACGCCACGCTTTCCGGCGTGGCGATCGAGAACGCCTCCCGGCCTGGCAGCCGGTACAGCTACGATCGACGCACACCACTGTGAGAAGGGGTGTTCTTGTCACGATCGGGGCTGGCACCCCACATGATCGTGACGTCGTACCTCGGGCCTCCAACCTGAGGGTGTTGCACGGTGCGGGCCCTGGGACATCTGTCCTGGGGCCCCCGTGTTTTTTCTGGGACCACCTGGTCCCCCACGTTGTCCCACATTTAAGCCTCCCGTCCAGCCGCCGGCGAGGACGACACGGGCCAGCGGACGCCTCTGGTCACACCTTCGGTCGACTACCAGTCGGTTCTGCTGCGGTATCCGGGGTGGCTGCTGTAGACCGCGCGCGCGAGGCTTCCTCGCCGTCGTCGGGCGCCGGGACATAGGCCACGACGTTCCGCTCGGTGGCGGGGGTGACCGGCCAGGCCGCGCTCGCGTCGCGGGTGAGCTCGTAGGTCAGCGACCACCGGCGGCCGTCGCGTACCGCGACGTCGACGGCCAGCGGGTGAAGCTCGTCGAGCGGGTCGACCACGATGCGGGTCTCGACGAGCACCGGCTGCTGCTCGGGCATGGCCAGGTCTCGGGCCTCCTCGACGGTCGGAAGCCGGGTGGACACCTCGGCAGGCCAGCGCACGGGGCCGCGTTTGAGTGCCTGCTCGATGACCTCCAGGTAGCCACCTGGGCCGGTGTCCTCCTCGCCGAGTATGGGGGCCTGGTCGACCAGGTCGACCGGCAGGTAGGTCACGGTGATCTGCGCCGGCTCGCCGACGTCGGGCCCGACGATGCGACGGCGCGCGAACACCTGATCGCCCTCGTCGAGGCCGAGGGCCTGGGCGATGTCGAGCGGAGCGAACACCATGCCTCGGGTGGGGACTTCGAGCGCGGGCCACCGGCCGGAGTGCGCGTTGAACAGGTAGCCCAGCGGGTTGCGCCTCACGACCAGCCCGAGCGGCAGCCGCTTTCGCGGCCGCCGTGGTGCCTGGGCGTAGGTGCCTGCGCGGTTGACGGTCCGCACGCGGTCCCGAGCGACCAAGACCTTGATCGCGTCGCGGACCACGCTGTCGCTCACCCCGAACCGCACGACCAGCTTGTGCACCCCTGGCAGCCGTCTGCCGACGGGAAACTCGCCCGAATCGATCAGTCCCTCGATCCGGTCGGCTATCTGCCGGTACAGGTGTTGGTCCACGGGTTCCATCCCCTCCTAGGGTATCTGTGTGCCCACAGAGCTTGACATCTATGTGCACACAGATACAACATACCCGGAGAAGATCACCCGAACAACAGACGATCAAGGGGCCTGAGCTGGATCTGCGGTCCAGCCCAGGCCTGGCAGCACCGTCGCGCTAACGAACGGAACCGCCATGCGTAGTACTACACCCCAGTCGATCACCGAGGTACGCACGGATGAGGTCACGAGCAGGTGGTCTCGATGAGCCAGCACTCGCTGCCGCCCAGCCACTGGCCAGCGCCACCGCTGTGGACCGTCGCGGCCGCCGTCGTCGCGCTCGTGCTGCTGTGGCTGCTCGGCAAGGCCCTGTCCCGCCGGATGGGCTGGACCGGCGGCCAGCTCGCCAGCTACCTGACCTCGGTTACGTGCGCGTGGGCGCTGGTCCTGCTCGTCGGGTACTGGCTGTGGATCAGGGAGGGCGGCCGGTGACCTTCCCTCCCGAGCCCCCGACGTTCACCACGTTCCCCGCCAACCAACTGATCTGGGTGCAGCTCACCGAGGGCAGCGAGGTGCGGCACCCGATCGCCTCACTGGAGCTGCCCAACGGCCGGACGGCCATCCACCCCGTCTCGTACCCGGCCCTCACGACCGGGGTCGTGCGGGCCGTTCATAGCTTGATGGACCAGTGGTTCGTCACCGACCTGCCGACCGGCAGGCTGCTGCCGGTGCTGTCGCTGAGCCCCAGTGCGGCGAGGGCCACCGCCGGTAGCTGGCAGCACCACGTGACGCGGGGGCTGCTGAACCCCCACAGCACCGATCACGTAATGGCCTGGGCCCAGGCGTTCGTCGCCCGAGCAGCCAGGTTCGACAGCGAGGTGCGGGCCCACCTGATCGGCGACATGCAGTGGCCCCCGTACCTACCCCCCAGCCCGTACACGAACTGAGGAGCAAGCCGAGATGACGACGGACCTGCTGCCGCTCACCGACCCGCGCGCCCAGCGCAAGGTCGCAGCGGCACGCGCGGCGGCTATCCGACAGGACAGCGAGGCCGCGGCCGAGCTGGCACGTGTCCGCATCGCGGGTGAGGAAAGGCTGATCGAGGCGAACCTCGACGCGGCCACCGTGGCCAACCACGAACTCATGCTGGCGGCCTCGCACCAGGAACGGCTACGCGCTCAGGAGCTGCGCGAGGCCCTGCCCGCGGACCAGGTCGACCAGGTCGACGAGGGGAGGCTGGCCCTGTCCCCCGCGCGCTTGAAGTGGTGGCACCGGGGCCTACTCGCCTTCACCCTCGTTGTGATGGCGCTGCTGTTCTCGATCATCGTCGTGACGCAGCTCGATTTCTACCGGCAGCTCGACGGCCTACAGCCCAAGCTCGGCGGCATCCCGATCCGGATCTACCTCGCCATCCCGGTGGCCACCGAGATGCTCTCGCTGCTCTACGGCGCGTTCGCTACCTACTGCCTGTACGCCGGCCGAGGGAACCACTCGAAGTACGTCCGGTGGATGTGGATCTATGCGTCGATCGCCGCAGTGGTGAACGCGTCCCACGCGCTGACGCACCTCGCCGCGGGCGACGCCGGGCTCACGGCGTTCGTGCTGGGTGGCGGGTCGCTCGCGTCGCCGGGCGCGTGGCACGCGTTCATCGGGACCACGCTGGGCAAGCAGCGTGGCCGGCGCGGTGGCGTCAAGGGCCTCGCCCGTGGCGCCCGGATGGTGAAGCACCCGTTCCTCACGCGGCGGTTCCTGTGGGCCTGCGAGGTGTTCCCGGACCTGACTCACGACGAGGTGTGGGCGATGGTCGCGGGTGCCAAGCGCGCGCGGCTTGAGCGTAAGTACCGGCCGGCGGTGAAGACCAAGGCGTCCAAGACGGCCAAGGTCGAGACGGCCAAGTGGTGGCCGCGCCGGGCCGAGGCCAAGGCCGAGGCGTCCAAGCCGGTTGTCGTCGAGGCGTCCAAGGCCAAGGCCGAGGCGTCCAAGCCGGCCAGGGTCGAGGCGTCCAAGCCGGTCGAGGCCGAGGGCCAGGCGGCCAAGGTCGAGGCGTCCAAGCCGACCGAGGCCGGTCCGGAAACCGAGGGCGAGCAGACGCGGCCCATGCCCCGGATCGTCGAGGACCTCCCCGAGAACTGGGCAGCGATCGTCGCCGAGGGTGTGCGCTGCGCAGACGAGCACATGGGCGGTGTGGTGACCGGCGCCGGCAAGCGCGACGAGCTCGCGGCGCTGGTCCGGAGGAGCCCCGAGCTGGCGTTCCCGAACAAGGCCCGGACGCGCCTCCAGCAGGACGTCAAGCAACAGCTACTGGAGAGGCAGGCAGCAGCATGAGCGCGTTCCCCGAGCCGTCCGTCGAGGAGCTCCTGGCGGCCGCGCCCCACGACGAGCCGGTGGCCGTCGACGGGCAGGACGTCGAGGTCGACCTCGACGAGGAAGACGGCGTGCCGGTCCAGCGGCTGGTGCTCTACGCCGGCCCCCCTGCCGCCGTTGCCGCAGGTCTGGGCCTGTTGTCGCTGTCGGTGTGGTGGCTGCTCGCGGCCGCCGGGCTGGCCCTGGTGCTCGTGCTGGTGTGGCTGCGTCGGGACCAGCTCGTCGCGTGGCTGCGCGGCGAGTCGGGCGGGGAGCGCAGGGCTGCCCGCTACGCCGGCCGTGCGGCGGCCGCGGAGTCTCGCGGCCGCGGCGAGTCCCGCACCAAGCAGCGCGCGGCCAGGCGCGCGGCACGTGCCAAGGCGCTGGGCTCCAGCGCGGTCGACCGGCCCAGCCGCGGGCAGCGCAAGACGGCGCGGGCCGCGGGCCGCGAGGCTGCGCGGGCGACGCGGGCCGCGGGTGGTTCACGCAAGCAGGCCCGCGCGGCCAAGCGCGCGGCCAAGGCCAAGGCGATGGGTGCCGGCGCCCGGTCCAGCACCGGCAAGCCAACCCGGAAAGCGGCCAAGCGCGCGGGCCAAGAGGCCGCCAAGCGGGCCAAGGCCAAAGGGGCCTCGCGTCCAAAGCAGCGCGCGGCCAAGCGGGCAGCGCGGGCCAAGGCGATGGGACAAACGGCCAAGCGCGCGTCCAAGACCAAGGGGCCAAGCGGTCGGGCCAACGCGTCCAAGGCGTCCAAGCGGGCCAAGCCGGTTGGCCCGGCCAACCGGTCGCGGTCGGAAGGCACCGGCGGGCCAAAGGCCAACTCGGCGGCCGAGCGGGCCAAGGCCGCGGCCAAGGCGGCCAGGCGGGCCGAACGGGCCAAGCGGCGCCAGGCCAAGCAGGACCGGCGCGAGAAGCGACGCCAGGTCAAGGCCGAGGCCAAGGCCGCGCGGCCGCCACGCCGGATGCCGCCGGTGCTGCTGCGGGCCAAGGCCAGGCTCGGCAATGCCGCGTACGCGGTCGGCCAGGGCGTGGCGTCCTACACCGGGTGGGGCGTGCGCAAGGCCGTCGACGACGCGCTCGGCGTGGCCGCGTACGTGGCGGACAAGGCCGCTGAGGTCGAGGCCAAGTACAAGGATCGGGCCGCGGCCGAGGAGGCAGCGCGGGCCGAGCGGGCCGAGATCGACGCGCGGGCCGCGGCCAAGGCCGAGAGCAGGCGGGCCAAGCGGGCCGTGCCCGCTCCCCTGCCCAGCGTTCCGGCGGGAACCACCCCGCGGGCCAAGACCAAGGCGCCGGCGTCCAAGCCGGTGACCGTGCCCAAGGCAGGCAGCAGCACGTCCAGCACAGGAGGCAAGGCCATGTACGAAGAGATGATCGACAAGTCCACGCCGGAAACGCTGTCCAAGACGTTGCAGGCGGCCGCCGATTCCGCGCGGGCCGAGGGCCAGCGCAAGCAGGACCTCGCCGACGAGCTGCGCAGCCGCGCGGCGATGCTCGAAGGGAAGAAGGCCTACGAGGAGCGCGCGGCCGAACACCTGCGCGAGGCCGGGGCGGCCGAGGAGGACGCAGAGAATGCGTTCATCTGGGCTGCCGAGTGGCAGGCCGATGCCGATGCGGCCAGGTCGGACCTGCCTCACGTTCTCGAAGCCAGCCGCTAGCCGAACCCGAGGGGGCCACACGTGCAGGTGTGGCCCCCTCACCTGCACAGACACGAGAGGAACACCGTGAAGTTCCAACACAAGACGGTGATCGTCATTACGGCAGGCGCGGCCACCCTAGCGCTCGGCGCGGCTGCCCGGTTCTTCGTGGTGGGCCCGCTGCTCGCTGCCCCCATCGCCGCGGTGGTGCTGCTCGTGGGTCGCGCGCTGGTGGTCAACGCGGTGCACTCCGGACATGCGTTCGGCGCCTACCCAGGTGCCAGCCAGCAGGACGCCATCGTTCGATGGCTGACCATCGCGGGCCTGTGGCGCGCGGTCCTGCTCGTGGTGCTGGCCTGGCTGCCGGAACTCGCGCTGCTCCTGGTGCTCGTGCTGCTCGCCATGACGTGGGTCGAGTACATGCTCGTCGACCTGCTCAAGCGTGGCATCGCCACGGTGAAGGCCGCGCCGGTCGAGGACCGGGCCCTCGTCGCGGGCGAGCTCGTGCGGGCCCCCGCGACGAGGGTGCAGCAGCTCGCACAGCAGCGTTTCGGCACCGTGCTGGGCTCGGCCGGGTACCCCTACCTGCACATCACCGGCACGCAGCGGCTCGGCCCGGACCAGCAGCTCTACAAGGTCCAGGTGCCCTCACGGGTGCTCGCCGAGCAGCAGGCGGCCGAAGCTGCCATCGCCGCAGGCCTATCCCCCGGTAAGCAGCGGTTCCTCCCGTTCAGCGAGGCCTCGGCCGAGTCGATCGCCATCTCCCTGGGCGAGAAGCTCGGCCGCCCGTTCCCGCGGGACGGGGTGATCGTGCAGCAGACCCCCAACGCCGGCGAATACGACGTCATCGTGATGACCAGGAACGTGCTCGCCAGCATCCTGGTCTACGAGGACGACCTGACCAGGCCTCGTCGCGCGACCGACCCTGCCGACCTGGGCCGCTACGTCGAGGGCACCCAGTGGCTGGTGCCGCTCGGGCACGTCGAGATCATCGCCCAGTCGGGCGCCGGTAAGACGAACCTGCTGTTGCAGCTCGTGGCCCACTACAACGCGTGCGGCCACGTGCCGGACGGGGTCCTCGACCTGACCGGGTTCGAGGACCTCGGGCCCGACGACCAGGTGGTGGTCTGGATCGGCGGCCGCCGCAAGCAGTACGAGACCTGGGGCGCCTACCTGCTCAAGTACATGAACACCCAGCACGAGATTCCCATCGACCTGCTCGTGAACGGCCAGCACGACACGGTGAACATGCTGCTCGCCGGGATGCTCGCGGTGCAGGAGCGGCAGGCCATCCCCCACGACGAGCGCGGCGCGCTCCCCCACATCGCCATCGTGATCGACGAGTACCAGGACGTCGCGGTCGACGACTCGGTGACGGTCCCCTGGCAGGGGGTCGACTGGACGGCCTCGATGCTCGACGCGGCGATCAGCCGCGGTGGCAAGTCCGCGCGCGTGCACCTGGTCCGGCTCATGCACGATGCCGTGAAGACTGCGGCAGGCACGCGCGGCGCCCAGATCAAACGCGCGTTCAACGTGACGATCATGCTGCGCAGCAACGATCGGGCGGACGCCGGTCGGGCAACCGGCGCGTGGCGGGCCAAGGGGCCCGAACACGAGGGCGAGGCGCTCGTGACGACCAAGGGCAGCGTCGCGCGCAGGGCCAAGGCCAAGTACATGCAGGAGATCAATAAGCCGACCGCACCCCAGACCGGTGGCATCACCGTGCCCGAGGTCGGCTGGGCGCGGCGCAACATGGTGAGCAGGCTCGACGTCCGGACCGCGAACGCCTGTGGTGACTGGTACGCGGCGCGGCACCGGTACATGACGGTCGAGTTCCGCGACTACCTGCGAGGTGTCGCCCCTGCCGCAGAGGCGTCGACGTCGACTGGCCACCCCTCGGCGACGTCGAGGGCCGACCGGGTGCGGGCCGAGGCGCGCGCCTCGATCGACGCGGCACTCGGCCGGACGTCGACCACCACGGCGGTCGCGCCCGTGGTGGTGGCGCCGGTGGCGGTGGCCGCGCCGGTGGCCAAGCGGGCCACGCTGCGAGACCGGACCCTCGCCGCGCTGCGCGAGGCCGAGGGGGCCGAGGTCGGCCTCGACCAGCTCGTGCAGCAGCTCGGCCTCGACGAGGGCGGCAAGCGGTCCTTGCAGAACCTGCTGACCGCGCTCGTGAAGTCCGAGACGATCGAGCGTCCCGAGGGCACGACCGGGGTCTACCGGCTGGCTGCCGCGCGGGTCCTCACCTGACTCACTCACTCACGCACTCACACGGGGAGGGGCCCCATACGTGCAGGTCAAACCCCCTCCCCCTGGTGTGAGTGCGTGAGTGTGTGAGCGGCCGGCCAGTCGCCTTGACCCCCCTACTTGAGCAGAGGATCGTGATCCGGATGACCCCCGAAACGCTTCAGGCCCTGGTGACGCTGGCCGGCTGGGCCGTGTTCATCGCCCTGGTGGTGCGCGGCGCCAGCACGCGGCTCGGCGTGCCGTTCAGCGAGGCCGCGCAGAGGATCAGCGTGATGGTCGGCGTGCTGGCGTTCATCGGCGTCATGCACGCGCTGTCGGGCTGGCTGGCCGGGCTGCTGGTCGCCGGCGTGGCGCTGGTGCTGTACGCCACGCTGGTGGTGATCGCCCTCGTGTGGCCCACCGAGGACCAGCCCGTCGACGAGGCCGCGCCTCGGCGCGTCGGGGCACGCACCTGAGCGCGCAGCAGCTCGTCGACGACCAGGCCCTCGCCGCTCCCAGCGGTGAGGGCCTGGTCGTCAGTGACGATCGCCGCGCGGCCCTGCTGGCGGTCAGCGTCGCGCTGGTGCGGCAGCAGGTCACCGGCCGGAACGGGCGGACGCGGCGACGTGGCGCGGTCCACGACATCGAGCTGCGCGACTGGTTCGGCGTGCCGGTGCCGGTGCCGGCCTGCCACGTGGGCACCGGCGGCTGGGACTTCACGCGGCTGGTGCCGACCCCCGACGTGGTGACCTGCCGCCGGTGCCTGCGCGCCGGTGCTGGGCGAGCTGCTCCCCCGCCGGTCGACCTGCCACCTGGCCAGCTCGCGCTCGACCTCGACCAGCTCGGCCCCTGAACGCGAACGAGGCCCCCGCACCGAAGTGCGGGGGCCTCGTCGTGTTCCCCGCCGATGCGGGGTCCAGTCCCGCCAGCGCGGGAAAGGTAGTGCTGGTGCCTGCTCGGTGAAGCATCGAGGCGGGCCACCCCCGAGTGCGCGCGGGGAGACGTTCATCCTGCCACGGTCACCCCTTGGGCTTCCACTTCTCCTGGCGCTGGGCGCAGTCCTCGGCGGTGTGCACGGGGACCAGGTCCTCGCCCCCGAAGAGGGCCAGGCCCTCGTCGTCGACGTCGGGGATCAGCGCGGACCAGCCGCACGTCGAGCAGCCGATCGAGCTGATCATCTCGCTGCGTCCGCGGCTGCACACTCGCATGTGGTCGCGGTGCAGCTTGGGCGCGGCCGCCGTCACAGGCCCATCCGCCCAGCCGCGTTGTGCGTCCAGAGCTCCTCGAACCGGATGTACTTCTTCACCGTGTCCGCCGAGGTCCACCGGCCCTGGATCATGATCTCGATCAGGGACGCGCCACCGAGGTGCGCGGCCGTTGCGCCACCGGCGCGCAGGCTGTGGCCGGACCACCCTGCCTTGCCCAGGCCCGCGCGAACGGCCCCCGCCTTGATGAGCCGATCGATGTCGATGCCCTCGGGGTGCAGCGTGCCGGCGCCGATCCGGTCGCCTCGCGGGGTGATCGGTCGCAGCAGGGGACCGCTGGTGGTGTCGTGGCCCTGCTCGGCGAGCAGGGCCAGCCACCGCTCGTAGTAGCCGAGCGGGTCGGTCAGCGGGTCGTTACCGCGGGGAACCGCGACCGTCGCCCCCCTGTTGCCCTTGTCGGTCTTGCTGGTCGGCAGCCACAGCGACAGCCCCCGGTCGGACCGGGTGACGTGCTCCAGTCGCATCGCGGCCAGTTCGCTGCGGCGCAGCATCCCAGCCACCCCGAGTACGAGGGCCAGGCCGTCGCGGGTCGCGCGTGCCGGACCGGGCGGGGGCGTCCTCAGGATCATGCGCAGCGAGGGCACGGTGAGCGGGGTCGCGCGCTTCACCTGCCGTGAGCCGGCGTTGGCGCGGTAGCCGACCAGGACCTTGCGGGCGAGGTGGGTTTGCGGGTCGCCCTCGTACCGGTGCTCGGTGTGCAGCCGCTTCACCGCGGCAATGCCCTGCTCAATCGTCGAGGCGCCAATGCTGGCGTTGGCCAGCTCGGTGGCCCACTGGGCCAGGGTCTCGCCGGTGGCCGGTGCGCCATCGATGCCGGACCGGCGGCCGCGGGTCCGGCACCACGGCACCCAGGCCAGCTCGGGCCACACTCCTTTGGCCAGCCGCTCGGGCTCGCCGGGTTCCGTGAGGACCTTGCCGAGCAGCAGCCGCCGGTAGGCACGCGTGGTGTTCGCCGGGATCGCCGCGGCGATCAGGTCCCACGCGGCCTCGTCGAGCTGATCGTCGACACCTGGCTGGTGCTGCGAGGGCACGGCCAGGTGGCGGCCGCCGTCGACGACCAGCTCGCCGTCGAGCACCGGCACGAGGTCGGTCATGTGCGCCTCCCGAGCGGCAGGGTGGCCGAGATGGAGTAGCGGCCGGCCCTGGTCACCGTGAAGCCGCCGGCACGCGGCACCACGGTGGCGTCGACCGTGCCGAACCTGGCCTTGGTCGGCCAGGCGATCGGGCGCGGCGTGGTCCGGCCGAACCGGTAGCCGTCGACCAGGTCGACGCAGGGGACCAGCTCGCCGTGCGCGGCCAGCTCGGCGCTGAAGTCGCGCGGCTGCTGGGCCTGGGGAGCGAGGGCCTGCCACTCGGCCCAGGCCACGTAGTCGGTGGTGTGCCTGAACTCCCGGAACGCGTCTGCCCAGTGCTGCTGAACGAGCCTGTTCGCCTCGACGATCTGCGTAGCCCTCGCCAGCACGCGCCCCATCGTCTGCCAGTGCTGGATCTCGTCGACGTACCCCCGGAACTCGTCGAGCCTTCGAGGCGGTCGACCCTGGGTGATCTGCACGTAGCCAGGCCGAGGCGTCAGTCTCGGCGAGACGGTCCGCTGAGCACGAGCGCGGGCGACCTCGGCGAGCATGTGCTGCTGCCACGGGTCGAGGCGGAAACCGAGGTCGACCAGCTCGTCGACGACGTTCCAGACCTTGCCGTCCTTGTCGATCCTGAAGTGGGCCAGCGGCTGGTCGTCCGGTCCGGGCATCAGCCTGCCTTTCGCTTGAGCAGTTCGGCGTACTCGATGACCTGCTGCACACCTGCGTCGTCGAGGCCCTGCACCACGTACTGGGCAAACGCGAGGGCCTCGGCCGTGCGGTCGAACCACGCGCCCAACTGCTCGGCGACGGCCTCGCGCTGGTCGACGTCGACGACGTCCGCGAGGACCAGGCCCTCGCGGACGTCGTCGATCAGGCAGCCGCGCAAGGCCGTGCGTGGCACGGTGTTGGGCGGTGGCAGCGCGGCCAGGCGCGCGGCCAGGTCGACGCGACGGCGGCCGGTCACTCCGACCACCTGGGCTCGTACGTCGTCGGCGGGGTGACGTCGAACAGCGGGGCCTGCTCGGCGGGCCACACCTCGCGCAGCGTGTGGTGCCTGGTGACCTGGTCGACGGGGACGAGTCGGTCCTGGCCGTTAGGGCAGTCCACACGGGACATGAGGCTGCCGGGGTGCTCGTCCCACAGCGCGTTGGTTTCGTCGCGCCAGATCCGGATCACCTTCGGGTACTCGTCGCCGTCGACCAGGCCCCCGGTCATGCCCCTGTCTCCTTGGCTGCCTCGGCCAGGAGCCACAACGCGTAGGCCTGGCACCCGGAGTGGATCGCCTCGACGGCCTCGGCCTGCTTCGAGCGAGGCTCGACAGGACCGTCCACCAGGATGGTTCGGCGGCCGAGCTCTCGACCGTCCTCGTCGATCAGGAAGGCCAGCACCGTCTCACCGGCGGCCAGGTCGTGCTCGCCGTCGACGAGCATCAGGTCGAAGAGCGTCGAGCATGTGCCCTCGAAGTCGTCGAGGTACGGCTCGGCGACGTCGATGCGGTGCAGGAAGATCCGGCAGCCGAGATCGAGGGAAGCGCACGCGGGGGAGCAGCGGCCGCGGAGCGCGCCGTTGCCGTCGCGGCCGGCGGGGGCGAACTCGTCGAGGACCTCGCCGCAGTCCACGCAACCCAAGCGGCGAACCGCATCCGCGAGGTCCTCGGCCGCGACATCGACGTCAGCCGCCACGCGCGCGTCGGCGGCCAGGATGGCCAGCCGCGCCTGCTCGATGTCCGGGTGGGCGGCCGCGTTGAGCCAGTCGCCACACTCGTGGCAGCGCACAGCCACCGCCGTGGTGTTGCTGCACTGCTCGCAGGTGGTGGTCGACCGGTTCACCGCACCACGCTGTGCAGGGGCCCAGCCAGGGAACTGGCTGTCGCGCGCGTGGATCAGCTCCCACTCGCGGGCGTTGTCCTCGTCGGTGCCGGTGTAGGTCAGGCGCGTGGTCGTCATGGCTGCACCACCGGAACGGCCGGGTGCTCGGCGATGGCGGCCTGGGCCAGCGCGACGAACGCGGCCGCGGGCGGTGTTGGGTCCTCGCCGGTGAGCGGGTACCACGCGACGTCACCACCCATCACCCGGTACTGGTCCCGTTCCTGTCTGATGTCGAGCGGGCGCAGGGTGAAGCTCCAGCCGACGTCGGGGACGTAGCGCCAGGCCGCTACCTCGGTGTCGGGCTCGTCTGCGAAACCGAACACCTCGACGGGGGAGGCGTCCGGCGCCGGCTCGTAGCGAAACCCCTGCGTCGAGTTGGTCTCGTTCGGATAGATGGCGTTGAGCAGGGCCAGCGCGCACCCCTCGGCGTAGGTGGTCATGCCTGCACCGCCGGGGTGCGCGGGTGCTCGGCGATGCGCGCGAGGGCCATGTCGATGAACTGGCGCGCGGGGTTGTTGTCGAACCCCTTCCACACCACATCGCCGCTGATCACCCGAGAGGCGGCCGCGAGGTCACGCGCGAACGTCGGCGAGGTCGTCGGCGTGAACTCGCCGGGCGCGTGCTCGGGGGAGCGGGTCACGAACGCGGTGTTCGCGAGGTAGGCGAGCGCGTCGAGGACCGGGACCTCCTCGGGGCGGGGGTCCCACACGAGCCCCGATGCGGAGTCCAGCCCCTCGGCGACGCACGCGGGGGTGGTGAAGCTACGGCGCGCGGCCTTGGCCGCGGTGACGAATCGGTCGGACAAGACGGAGCGCTCGTCCATCGAACGCTCGTCGTTGAGCGGCACAGGCTTGCTCGTGGGGTCGGGGTCCTGCTCGTTGGCATCGGCCTTCACGCGGACTACCCGGACGATCTTGAGGTTGGCGTACTGCGTCTCGCGCACGGTCGCGCCGGGGTAGGCGGCCTTCAGCGCGGCGAAAGCAGCCGGAACCGCCGTCGCGCTGACGACCATGTCGACGTCGGTCAACCACGTCGACTGGCCGTCTGCGGTGGCGGGTCCCTCGGCCGTGTTGACCTTCACCACGGCGTCGAGGACGCCAGCAGCCGCCAGCACCGTGCGGACGGCTCTGCTGACGGCGGCGGCAGGATTGTCGATCTTGGTCGTTTCCACGGGGGCCCTTCCGGAGGTGGTTCGAGCATCCGGTTTAGATGTTCGATAAGTCACGTTATCGAACATCTAAACTCGCGCACCAGTTCCGAACGGGTGACACCTCTAGTCGGCTCCTGTCGGCTCCAGTCGGTTCGCCTCCTGGTAGGCGAGGACCGACCGGGCCCAGATCCGGACCGACCGACCGACGCGGTAGGACTCCAGTTTTCCGGCTGCTCGGAGCCGCTCGACGGTGCGCTCGGAAATGCACAGGAGGCGCGCGACTTCCGCTGTGGTGTGGCTCTGGATGTTCGCCTCGCTCGGGGTGCGAGGTCGTCCGGCCTTGGCCATGAGGGGCTCCTTTCGGTCTGCACTGAAACGACAAAGAGGCCCGCCGTGTCGCGAGGGAGCGCGACACGGGGGGCCCGTTCAGGGGAGAGCGGCGAGCGCGGCCGCCGGTGTTGGCGATGGCGGCCGCGCTCGGTCAGGCCGCAGGCGGCGCCGGGTAGGTGGGCTGGGACTGGGAGCCGAGGAGCACGAGGGTCACCAGCCGCACCACAGCCGCGGCGACGTCGGGCGGCAGGAACCCGAGCAGCTTGGGCAGGTGGATCTCGACCAGCCGCACCACGGCGTACACCGCGGTGCTGACGACGGCCAGGGCCGCGACGACAACCGCGGCCAACCAAGCCGGGTCCTGGAAGGTGGCGACGGCGTCGGCGAACAGGCCTCGACCCGCGAGCCACGCGGCCACCGCACCCCACACGTACGGCACGCCGGTGCGGACCACGCTCAGCACGAAAGCGAGCACAGGAGATCTCCTAGTTCTGTCCGTTGTGGACTGAGGGGCTGGCTAGGGCTGGACCGCGAGCCGCTCGCGCTCGCGGCGGTCGGCCTCGTCGTTGACTCGCCGGGTCATCAGCTCGGCGAACGCGGAGAGCTTCTCGTCGGGGATGCCCTGGAGCAGCGGCGCGAGGGCCTGCGCGAGGTGGTCCTCGTCGACGTCGACGGCCGGGCGGCCGAGCAGCGCGTCGAGCTTGCGGGAGTTGCCGCGCTCCAGGAGCTGCACCTCGACGAGGCGATCGATGATGGACTGGTCACCCTGCGAGCCGCCCTTGTAGTAGATGGCGGCGTGGGTGCTGAGCAACGCGTTTCGTTCGTCGGGCTGCAACTCGTCCTCCTGGGTGAGCTGGCCGCTTGCGACGGCCGGGATGATGTCGTTTCGGAGCTGGCTGTTGCGGGTCTCGCCGGGGCACTGCCGCGGCCCACCCGCCCAGGGGTCCGGGAACCAGTTGTGCCCGCCGATGCCCCCGCCGTTCCACGACGTGGCCGGGCCCTTCCGGACGCCGTGGGTGTCGCACACCCACGCGGCCAGCCTCTTGCAGGCCGCGACCATCTCGGCGTTCCAGCCGAGCAGCGGGTTCCGGTTGCTGTCGTCCCACGTCTCGACGCTGATCGCGAAACCGTTGGCGTACATGTTCGCGTCGGCCCGAACGTTGGTGTCGACGAACTGGTAGATCACGCCGGTACGGCCGATGTAGAAGTGGGACTCGACCTCGACACCGGCCGAGTTCCAGTACTCCCGGAGCGAGTCCGCAGAGGACACAGCCTCGTGGAAAATCAGCGTGGTGGGATCGATCTCTCCCTGGCTGTACGTCTCGGGGATGAGCTGCTGGACCGCGAACGGGCAGATAGCCACGGGGGTCACCCTCCCTTGGTTAGGAGCGCAACCACGTAGCTGGCAACGCCCGATGATGTGACGGTGAACAGACCGACCGCGAGCGCGGCGCGAAGGGTCACGCCCTGGCGGACGTCGTCGGACTTGGAGTTCTGCAATTCCCGGACGTCGTCCTCGACGTGGCCCAGGCGGACGCCGTGCTCGGCGGTCCGCTCGCCGTACATGCGCAGCTCGCCGAGCACCTGGCCGAGTTGGGCCTCGATGCGTCCGAACGAATGCGCCACATACTCATCCACAGCGGGCCTCCCAGCGGGTCACGCGTCGCTCACCCACGTGACCGAGATTCGGGTCGACCGCTCGAAAGTCGACAGGTTCAGGTTGCCGCCGGTGCTCTGGAGACAGGAGATCGAGAAGCTGTCGCCGATGTTGAAGTGCTGCGACGCGGAGACGTTCACCGATGCCGGGTCCGACGTGAACGTGGTGCCGTTCTGCGCGGCCAGGCGAATCGAGTTGGTGTTGTCCCGGATGGTGGAGAACAGGTTGGCGCCGGTGGTGAACGGCGCAAACGTCGTGGTGGCGGAAATGTCGTACGTTCCCGCGCGCCGGATGGTGAAGTCCGTGTTCCCTGTCCCAGTGACCTCGACGTCCGACGTCGTCGACGTGCTGGCGTCGAACTTCACCTTGGTGAACACGCCTGTTCCGGTCGGAATCGACTGCGCTACCGACTGGTAGAACTGCGCGCTACCGCCGGCGTCGCCGACTCGCCGACGCAAGTCGCTGACCTTGCCCGCGGCGATCGTCACAGACGGGGACGGGTCGACGATCACCTTGGCGAGGTCGATCTCCCAGATATCGCTGCCTTGGGTCAGCGGCCAGAGCGCAGGGCTTCCGGACGCCGTGCCCTTCAAGACGTCGAGCTCGATCAGGTCGTTCTCGAAGTCCGCGCGGAGGATCACCCGGTCCCACCGGGTCAGGGTGGCGTGTGGCGTCTGGATCGGGAGGATCTTCTCGGCGAGCGACTCGCCCCAGTGCCCTTGAATCCAGCACTCGCCGGTGCCGACCTTGACCTGTAGCCCCGAACTGTCTGCGTACACCCGAAACTGGTTCGCCGTGTTGGCGAGAACTCCCGTTGCCAGAGGGTGGCGCATGAACTTGCGCCAGGTGTCCTCTGTGGAGTCAGCGCCGGGGCCGGTGGCAAACGGTGCGAATGTGTCCAGCGTGGTGGCCACGAACTACCTCCGCTCAAGATCGATGAGGCGTGCGTTGGCCGCGCGCAGTAGGTCGAACAGACGCAGCGCGCCACGTCGGGACTGGCTGCCGATGGTGGGGCGCACGATGGCGGCCTCGGCGGGGGTGATGACGGTCTGGACTTCCTGCACCTGGTCCTGCACCGGGATGCCGTCGATGACGGCGGTGACTCGGTCGCCCAGCCGGTAGTCGACGCGGTACACCTGCCGGTCGGTGTCGGCCGGGGTGATGACCAGGCCTGCCGACGACGTGTTCTCGGCCAACACCTTGACGATGTGCTGGGTGAGCTCGTCGGTGTCGGCGGTGTCGCGTCGATCCTGGAACGACTCGATGCGGCCCCAGTCGATGATCTCGCCGGGGGCCTGGCCCTCGACGATCACGCGGGCCGTTCCCTCGCCCTGTCCGCCGAGGTAGACGAAGTTCAACGGCGAGCTCGCGCTGTCGTACTTGTAGCCCTCCAGGTTGCCCAGGGGCTCGCTGAACTGGACGTCGGCGGTGAGGTCCTCGGGGGCTCGGACGCTGAACTCAAGTTCCTCGTCGACCTGCTGCACCCGGAACGCCACGCCACCGGCGAGGGCCAGCTCCTGTAGCAGCACGAGGAGGTTCTGCCATCGGGCGCGGCCGGTGATGGTCGCGCCGAGTAGCGGGTCGGGGGCGATGGTCAGCGTGGGTATCCGCCGCTCGGGCAACGCGCCGGGGCCCGCGTTGGCGTCGACGTACTCGCCGAGCACCGTGGACGCCAGGTCGGTGCGGACGTCGTGCTCGTTCGCGTTGTACGGCGGGACCGGGGTCGCGGGCTGGGGGTGGGCGACTCGGCGGGACAGCCACACCATGTCGTCGGGCCCGCCGACCGTGAGCGTGTTCTGGCTGCTGTCGCGGTCTCGCTTGCACGTGGTCATCGGACCGGCCAGCACAAGGCCGCCGTCGAGCACTACCTCGATGCCGTAGCCGGGGGTCGCCAGCTTGGCGGCAGCCGCGGTGCGCACGTCGACCTGTAGCGACCAGGCCCCCACGGCTATGTGCCGCTCGATGCACTCAAGCTTTTGGTAGTCCTCGATCAGTGCCTCGCGGCTCAGGTCGGGGGCACGCAGGTACACCGCGTAGTCGTCCACTGCTGGGGCCTCGCCCTCTCGATCACACGCTCAGGTAGAGGGGCAGCCACGACAGCAGCACCTGCGAGACCTCGGGGGTGCTGCCGGTCATCTCGACTCGGACCGCGTTGGCGCCGGGGAGCAAGGGCCACATCGACGAGAGCGACGACAGGTTCCGGAACAGGTTCGCTCCGCTGGAATGGGTGACGGACTTCCGGCCGGGCCGGGTGTCGATCACGACGGACTCGCCGGTCAGAAGTGAGACGTTCAGCGTCAGGTACTTGCCGGTCGTGACGTTGCGAAGGGTGATGTCCTCTGCCGGTCCGCGGATCGTCCACACAGGCCACGTGTCGACGTCGCCGACGTTGTCCGCCGTGCTGTCCGAGAAGATCTCGGACGAGCTCAGCCGCAAGGGGAAGAACGGGAAGAAACTCACGGCCTCGCCCGAGTGGAACGCCAGGTTGGTGGGCGCCAGCTCGGCCCAGTACGGGTCGTGCGCACGGAACACCAGCGGCGTGCGTTGCAGGGTGGGGGCCGAGGTGCTGCCCAGGGCCTCGACCATGTCGAGGCCCGAGGACACCAGGCAGGTGATCTCCCGCTGGTCCCCTCCTGGTGCGGTGACACGGATCTTGCCCGGACCGCGCAGCGGGTCCATCCGCTTGACGAGCTCGCGGGTGACGGTGCGCAGGGCTACCTCGTCGTCGGCCGTGATCCAGACGGGCAACGTGAATTGCTTGGTGACGTGGCGGACCTCCCGCACCCGCGAGCCGGGAACGCCGGGGACTTCTGCCTCGACGATCTCGGCTCGCGGGGCGAACCGGCCGGACACGTTCCACTCGACTCGGATGGGCAGCGTGAGCCCCGAGGAGTCGATCCACACCACCGTTTCGGCCACTGCGGCTCACCCGCTTTCTGGCATGGCGAGCAGCTCAAGCTGTTCGAACTGGGTGCGGAGGTCGACCTCGGTGTTGCCCACGCCGGTGAGGTGCAGGTGGTAGTGCCGCTCACCGCCGACCGAGGTCCGCTGAGCGGAGTACCCGACCGATCCGGCGCTCGCGGTCGAGCCGCGGGCGACGAGGTCGTAGCCCATCTCGTTGGCCGTCTGGGCGAGGTACGCCTGGCTGGCCGCTGAGTTGTTGATCGGGATGTAGGCCTCTTTGAACCGCGGGTTGTCGCCGATCACGCGCTTGGCGTTGGGGGCGACGATCGCCGCCATGTTCCCGAGCATCGGGGTCAGGCCGCGCATCCCACCGCCGGCGTACTTCTCCACCACGTGGCCGTCGTAGAAACCGCCGGTGGCCTGGCCCACCGAGTAGCCCTGGCCGCTGTAGGCCGAGCCGCCGTAGTTGGCCTGCACGGTGACGATCGATGTCCGGTCGCGGGCCGCGTAGTCGATCTGGCTGCCGACCGCGCCCACGTTGGGCGCCTCGACCTTGATCTTGCCCTCCGGCAGGGTGGTGACCACCAGGCCCAGATCACGCAAGGCCTGGATCGAGACACCGACCTCGGCCTCGGTGGTGACGATCCACCGCTCGGGGACCGCGAGCACGCGGTCCCGGAGCTGGATCGCGCGGGCGATGGCCTCGGCTGCGCCGGGGTCGGTGATCAGTGTCCGGACGTCGCCCGGAATGCCGAAGTAACGATCAGCGAGCTCCTGCGCCTGCTGAGCGTTGTCCGTCATCTGGATCCACTCGTCGACGAACTGAGCGCGGCGCTCAGCCGTCGCGGCCACCACTGCCGCGGTGGCGTCTGCGTGGGACTTGCCCTGTTGCAGCGCCGTGTCGTACGTGGTCTGCGCCAGCTCGCGGTACGAGCGGCCTTGCTCGGAGAGCGAGGCTTGCAGCTCGCGGCCGCGCTCGGTAGCGATGTTGACCGTGCCGTTGCTGTTGAACAGCTCGGCGTCCCAGCCGAGGACTTCCTTTTTCGCGTCGGCGATCGTCGAGCTCAGCTTGTCGAGGCCTGCCTCCCACCCCGCCGTCGCGTCTTCGAGGTTCAGGGTGGTGCCGAACAGCCGGCGCCAGGCCGTGTCGAGCGCGGACACCTTGTCCGAGGTGTCGGCGGTGTCCTTGCCCAACATCTGGATTGCCTCACGCAGTGAAGCCGCGCCAGGCAGCGACTTCGTCATCGCCGAGGCGGACTCGCCGAGCGCGTCGCGTTCCCGCTCGTAGTCGGCGATGCTGCCGGTCACGGTCTCGCGCAGGTTGTCGAGGTTGTTCCGGAGCATCCCCGAGGCCTGGGCCTTGTCGGTCAGCGACTTGCTGGTGGCGCCGTTGGCGGTCGTCCACTTCGTACCGGCTTCCACCTGCTGATCGAGCTTGGTCTTGAGGTTGTCGAACGCGGGCCCGCCGGCAATCAGGGTGTCGACGATCTCCTTGTGGGTCATCCCTGCGCGGTTGACCTTGTCGGAAACCTCTTTGTAGCCCTCGGAATTGACGATCGCCCGCCGCGCGTTCGCGTCGAACGCACCGGCGCTTTCCTTGAGCGCGGCCGAGAGCGAGCGCTGGTCGGCCGCGGCCTCTTGGGACTCCTGGCCGAACAGCGCGAGGGCCAGGCCAGCCGCGGCGATCGCGATACCCCACGGCCCACCGAGCGCGTTCATCACCGAGCCGACGCCGGTCGCGAGGCGACCCGCACCGGAGGGACCACCGGCGCTGGCCATCCGCTCGCGGAAGGTGCCGACGCTGTCGCCGATGCCGTCGACCACGCCCTTGACGGCGTGGATTCCCTTCATCGTGGTACCGAGCAGCAGCCACATGCCGATGAGCGGGCCGAGCACCCCGGACATCGGCTCCAGCACCGTGAGCAGCCCTTCGAGCACGTCGAGGGCCGTGCCCATCGCGGTCGAGGCGATCGGCATCGCGCTGCCGCCCAGCTCGTCGACGAGGCCCACGAGCTGGCCGATGACGCGCGCGGCCTGGTCCCCGTGCTCAGCCCACAGACCGGCCATCGTGACCATGAGGCCACCAGCCGCGGGGAGGACCTCCTCCAGCAGGGTGCCGAAGTGCTCCAGCCCCTGCCCTGCGTCCTCGGCGCCGGTCGAGGTGACCTCGAAGAAATCGCCCATCGCGGTGCCAGCGCTGCCGAGGAACCCCTCCAGCCCCTGGAACACCGGGCCGCTGCGCTGCACCGCGAGCAGCGCGCCGGGCATGGCGTTGCGGGCGAACGCGATCACGCCATCGGTCAGGCTGTAGACCGCCGGGATGCTGGCCGAGAACGCCTCGCGCATCTCGGGGCGCAGGCTGGTGAAGGCGGCCGACATCCGGCCGGTCGCGCCCACGAACGCATCCGCCATCGGGGCTGCGTCCTGGGCCAGGCCGTTGCGGACCGTCGCGCCCAGCGAGCCGACGGCGTCGCGGACGCGTTCGGTCTCGGAGACCGCGGCCGCGCCGATCGCCACGAACATCAGCGGCGCGGCCGCGGTGGCGGCCGCGATGACGGCGGCCGAGCCTGCGCTCGCCGCGGCCACCCCGAGCAGGGTCTTGGTGGCGCGGGACCCCATCTTGTCCATCGAGTCGCCGACCTTGTCAAAGGTGGTGCTCGCGTTGTCGATGCCCAGGACTGTGAAGATCAGGTCTTTCGAGGCGACCACGCCGGACCTCCGATTTCAGGTCAGGCGGTCGGGTTTGCTTCGAGCCGGTCGAGGTGGCGGTCGACCATGTCCCTGCACAGCAGGTAGTCGCCGATGCTCAGGCGGCCGATCTCGTAGGGAGGCAGGTGCCACAGGTCCAGGAACCAGGGCTTGTAGAACCTCAGCTCTTGGGTGAGCCAGATCCGGTGGTGGCGCGCGGCGCCACCTTCTGGGGAGGGTCCGGCGCCTCACCCTCCCCGGTCTCGACCTCGGGGGACTGGTCGCGGCCGAGGTCGACCTCGACGCGGAAATCCCGCCAGCGCAGCAGGTTCCACTCCTCGTCGATCCAGTTGATTTCCTCACCGGCCTTGGTGCGGGCGAGCCAGCAGAACGCCTTGACCGCGACAGCCGCGCGCCGGTCGAACTGGTCGCACAGGTAGGGCCACGGGACGGCCGCGGTCCTCTCCAGCAGGATCGACTCGTCGAGGGTGATCTCGTAGAAGTCGAGATCGACCACGCGGCCGCCACCGAGGTGGAACTTGTAGACCAGGGTCGCGGGCTCGCCGGTGTTCGTCTTGGTGCTCACGTCAGGATCTCCCTATCCGGAAACGATCTTGCGGTTGATGTCGTCGATGACGTCGACGGCGCGTTCCCGGATCCGCGGGCCGTGGATCTCGGCCGGGCGGTCGAACCATCCGGGTGGCGGGGTGGTCTGCTCGTACCAGCGGCCGCGCTGCCCGAACAGCGGGTGCCGCCAGTTGCCCTTGTTCATCAGGCGCGGCAGCTTCCGCTGGGACGGCGGCATGAGGCTCTGCTGCGCCCGGATACGGACGCTCGACGACCGGGCGGTGGTCGACACCTTGGTGCGCACCGAGCGCGCCACAGTGGACCTCAGGCCCGAATTCCGGAACGCCTTCATGCGGGCGTTCTCGGTGATCTTCTTCCGCTTGCCCAGCGCGTGGGCCGCGCGGACACCGCGGGCCGAGGCGCCACCGCGGCGGCTGACGTTGAGGGTCTGGACTTCCTGCTTCATCGCCGCTTGGGCAGGCTCGGCGGCCGCGCGCATGGCGCGGCCCATCTCGCGGGTGAGCTTGCCGTTGCCGGCCTCTTTCAGCTTCCGAGCGGTCCTGTGGAACTCGTCGGTTCCGGTGATGCGGGGGTGTCCTGGCACGGCCGGTCACCCCCTCTCACGAGGTGACCGGCCGGGGATCAGGGGGTTGCGTCGGTCGTCTGGTACTCGACCTTGATCGACAACGTCCCGTTGTCGACGACCTTGATCGGCGTGTTCTGCTGCACGATGCCCTGGCCGCTGACGTTCGGCGTTTCGCCGTCGAAACGGACGTTGGCCGTGACGACGGTCTGGTAGCGCAGCGCGTCCTCGATGATGCCGCCGGCGAACGTCAGCACCAGCTCGGCCTCGACGCCGTTGCGGAACCGGTCGTAGGCGGTGAGCCCCCGGAAATCGCCGGTGAGTGTGCCGGTGATCGCCCGGATGTCGTTTTCGAGGGGCTTCTCGGTCAGCGCGCTGCCGAGGCTGAACCGGTCGGACGCCAGCGGCGTGGTGCCGGACAGCGTGGCGGACTTGACCTTGACGGCCACCCCGCCGACCGTCAGCGTGGCGCTGACGAACGGCAGCCGCCGGGCGCCGGTGGCGTAGGAGACGACGGCCAGCGCGGTGTCGGTTTCCTCGTCCTCGCCGACGATGCCGACCTTGAGCTTGGCCAGCCCCGAGACCGCGCATTCGAGCTGCCACGAGGCGACACGGCACCCGTGGTAGGTGAACGGCTGCACGGTGCCGCTCTCGTCCGGGCGGCCGACCTGGATCGTCTGCGCCACCGGCAGATCACCGGGGGTGAACGTGTGCAAGTAGACGGTCGGGCTGGGACCAGCCGCGGGCTGGCTGGTCACCACGGTGCCGAACATGTGCTTGAACCACCGACCGTGGCCCTTGGTCGAGAGCTCCATGTTGATGTCACCGGCGACGGTGCGCTTGCCGGTCTCCCAGTCGTCGGACCGCATGATCCGGCGGCCGCTGCGCAGCTCGGAAGACTCGATCCGCTCGACGCTGAGCTTGAGCGACTCGTCGAGGAACTTCACGCCACGCTCGGGGGTCACCGGCGTGCCGTAGGTGACCTCTTCCGAGGTCATGAGCTGGGCGTCGATGGCGGTACCGGTGCTCACGACTCACCTCCGGTCTTGGCCTCGGCCTTGGGCTTGGGGGCGGGAACGGGCGCGGGGGCCTCGGTCCACGTGGACTGGGCGAGCAGGGCCGCGGCGAGGGCCTGGTCCTCGACGAGGACGGCCTCGCCGCGGCGAACGGTCCGGCGCAGCGCGGGTACTTCGACGGCGGTGTGCGGACCGTCATAGACGAGTCGGGGCACGGTGAACCTCCAAGGGGCACAAGGGAAGTACGGGCCCAGGCAGTGGGGGGCCGTGCGTACTGGGGGAGTGCGGAGCGGGTCAGTCCTCGTCCGCGTACAGGCGAGCTCGCACGGTGAACGTCAGCCCGAACCGGGCCGCGCGCGTGGTGCTGTTCTCGCCGATGGGCCCGCCGATGTAGGCCCAGGCCGTGAGCTCGATCCACTCGATGGCGTCGATGGTGCGCGGGGTCTCGGCGACTTCCTTCTGCACCTCGCGCAGCAACTCGACCGCGCGCAGGTCCGCGGCCTGCTGGTCGCGGCCGTCCTGGCACAGGACCTGAACCACCATGCCGAGCGAATACGTCTCGTCGACGTCGCGCTCACCGGCCTGGATGTGCGGCAGGGTGTTGTCGCCCTCGGCCTGGTCGTCGAACCACAGCGCGTCGGGCGCCAGCTCGGTGGCCGGTTTGTCGTACGCCACCTGCACATCGGCCAGGCCTGGCCGGTCTTGCAGCCGGGCGAGCAGGCCGATGCGCAGGGCGATGAGCGAGGTACCGCGCATCTCGGGACCTCCCGGTCACATCGGCAGTGGGTCCTGGATTTCGTCCGGGAACATCTGGCGGACCGCCTTGGGCATCGCGAAGGTCGGGAAGCTCGCGAACGGGATGTCAAACTCGCCCTGTGTGGCAGTCGTGTCCTCCATCGAGCGCCAGGCGTTGAGGAGGATCAGGCCGACCGCGCGCTTGTGCTTCGGCCGGACCGACGCGGTGTCGGCGAACCGGCCGGCCACGTAGGTGACCTCGACGTTGTTGCGGCCGCGGGCCCAACTCGCGTCGAGACCGCCGACCCGCCGGTGCAGCTCGCACCCGAGGAACCGCGGGTCGTACTCGTAGGGCTCGGCCACGTAGCCGTCGCTGGGGTTGCCGTTGGTCTCGGCCACCAGCTCGTACGGCGTCGAGCCGCTGTACTCGACCACCGACGTGACCGAGGTGTTGGGGTGGTAGCGCAGGAACAGGGTCGTCTCACCGCGGCCGGTGAGGTGCTCGACGACCGTGCGGCACACGACGGGGCCGATCAGGTCGTCGAGCATCTCCGAGGCCGCAGTGATCCACGAGGCGAGCGTTGCCTCGTCGAGGCTGGCCACGTGCTTGCGTAGCGCGGCCTTGCCCTCGGCGAGGGTGAGTACGTCGATCACGTCCGCCATCGCGGCACCTCCGGTCAGCAGGCGATCGAGGCCAGGGCACCGGCGCCGGTCAGGGTGGCGTGGATGCCACCGGGGAAGATCGCTCCACCGAGCGGAACCACCGTGGTGGTCTGCACCGGCGCCTTGACGGTCAGCAGCACGTCGCCGGTGCCGTCGCTGCCACCGCGGAGCTCGACCGTCGCGGCCGCGGCCGCCGCGGTGAGCACCACGGTGCGCACGTAGCTGGTCGCGGTCTCCACCGCACCGGTCGCCGAGACCTGCCTGATGGTCGAGGCGTTCACCGGCCTGCGCCTCGCGGCTTGCGCAGCGGCTTGGCGGCCGCCGGTGCGGGCTCGACCACGGGCTCGTCGACGGGCTCGTCCTCGACCGGTTCCGGGGACGGGTCGACCACGGCCGGGTGCTCGGCGAGCCACTCGGCGTGCAGCTCGTAGGCCTGCTCGACGAGCTCGGGGGTGAGGTCCTCGCCGAGGGCCTGGTCCTCCTCGTCGCCGACCTCGATCGTCAGCAGGGTGCCAGGCGAGTCACGCTCGACCCACTCGGCGTCGGGCTGGTCCAGCGCGACCACGTCGCCCTGCTCCCAGGGGCCGAACGTCTTGCCGTCGCGGCTGGCGGTGTAGCGGTGTCCGACCTCGTAGAAGTCCTCCACGGTCACACCCCCTCGATGTGCACGAGGACCCACACCGTGACCACGATGTCCGCGGTGACCGGCGCCCAGGTGCCATCGGTGGTGATCCGGCAGGCCACCCGGTCACCGGCCACGCCGGTGTCGGCGCCACGGTTCTGGGTGGACCTGGTGGACTGGGTGGTCGTGCCGTCGAGGGCCGCGGTCAGGCCGGTGGCCGTCGCGTTCACGAGCGGCTCGACGGTGGCCGTACCGGCAGCGCGTGCGGCCGAGGACCTGGCCGAGACTCCGATGATCTCGAAGTCCCAGGGGATCACGTACGAGTCGACCGCGTTCTGGTCGTCGGTGGTGGCCGCGGTATCGCGGACCTCGGCGACGGTGAGCGCGGCGTTGGTCTGGCTCGCCGCGACGTCGGACTGCATGAACTGGAGCGCGACCAGTTGCCCTTTGGCAATGATCCGCTCAAGTTGGCTGGCACGAGACATGTCTCGGTGTCCCTCCAAGTAGGAGGGCCAGGCCCCCAGCGGGGGCCTGGCCCAGAGCGGATCAGGTCAGTTGTCGATGTTGTAGAGCGTGGCCACCGACTCGATGCCGGACGCGGCACCGGTCGGGGTGAACCGACCCATCCCGAGTCGCAGCGACAGCACGATGCGGGTCTGGTCGGAACCGGGCAGCCGCTCGGTCTCGACCTGAATGCGACGGCGCCAGCCGACCGCGAAACCGCGGCGGTTGAACGAGGTGAGCTGACCCTTGACGTTGTTCGCCGGGGTGGTGCTCACCTTGCCGTCAGCCTCGGTCTTGGGCGCGGCGATCGTCGAGATCAGCGGGTTGCCCAGCAGGCGCGCGACTTCACCGTTGTGGACGGTCGCACCGGCGCCGTACTTGTCGACGGTGAGGACCTCGTCGAGCAGCGCGAGCCGGTCGGCGGTGTCGGTGTCGGCGATGTGCACCAGGTCGTCGGCGCTGACCGGGTGGCCCCAGTCGACCAGGTTGGTGCGGTCGACCATGAGGCCGCGCTGTGCCTGGATCTTGGCCAGGGTCAGCGCGCCACCCACGTTGGTGGCGTTGTTGGTGTTGTCGACCAGCGCGGCGTGCCGGATGCCGTCCAGCGCGAGGTAGTGCTTGGTGTCGGCCGGGTCGGCATCGTCGAGGTTGATGTTGCCGGTGCCCGCGTTCGTGGTGTCGCCGTTGTACACCAGCGAGTCGCTGTAGTGCGCGACCGACAGCGCGGCCTGCCGACGCAGGAACGGAACGAACGGAATGAGGCTGTCCTCTTCCATCTCGCCCGAGTACATCTGGTGGATCACGAACTTCTTGGCGTCGACCTGCACGCGGTTCGAGCCGGTCTTCACCGTGCCGTAGTTCGCGCTGTTGTTGGCCACGCTCTCCGAGACGTAGAGCATCTCGGGGATGTCGACCTCGACCGGGAGGTAGCTCGTGGGGTGCTGCATCTCGAAGCTCGACAGGAGCGGGAAGATCTTGCCGAGCGCGCGGGGCGCCTCCCACAGCTCACCGACGTACTGGGCGCCGACGAGCTGGGCGCCGTAGCCCGACTCGGCGGTGTCCATCGCGCGGATCGCGGCCTGGTAGGCGCCGGTGAGCTCCCATCGGCCGTTCGCCGCGAGCTCGCGGTCGCGGCCGTGGAACTCGGTCAGCGCCAGCCGCGGGAACACGTCGTCGATGGCGCTCTTGTCGATCTCGCGAACCTTGTCCATCGGCAGGTAGCGAGCGTGGCTGATCGCCTCGAACGTGCGCGACAGCTCCTCGGACGGGCCGGGGTGGACGCCACCGCGCTTGCGCGGCTGGCCAGCCTGGCTCGTCATGAGGTCGTGCAGGAACTCGACGTCGGACACGGTCAGCCCGTACCGGGCGTACTTGGTGCCCACGAGCGGCCGGTCGGCGGGGGAGTTGCCGAAGCGGATCTTGCGGATGAACTCGGGGTCCTGCTCGATGAGGGTGTCCAGGCTGGTGCGGATGAGCTCCTGGAGACGCTCGTCCGACACCGACTCGTCGACGGCGTCCATGCGCTGCCGAACCTCGGTGGCCAGGTCGTTGAGGGTGACCTCGGGTGCCGTCATGACGTGGTGCCTCCTGCGGTGAAAGCTGCGAGGAGGTCCTGCGCAGCAACGGGGTCGATGGGTGCGGGTTGGGTGCGGACGGCGTCGACGTCGGCCTCGGCCTCGGGGGCCTGGCCCTCGTCGACGGGCGCGGCCTCGACGGCCTTGGGGGCCTCTGCGGCCGCGCGCTCGAACGCCTTGGCGATCGAGACGGACAGGGCGAGCGGGTTCGCCGAGCGGGCGAGCTCGTCGGACACGCGGACGGTCAGCCAGGCCGAGGCCTCGTCATGCTCGATCTCGACGGGCACGACCAGCGCGGCCAGCTCGGGCGCGGCGAGCGCGCGGGACCAGGCCGAGCGGCCGCCGGTGACAACGGCGTCGGGGTCCATCGGGATGGGGACACACGACAGCTCGGTGAGTTCCCACTCCTGGGCAACGCCACCGGTCCAGTAGGAGCCCTTGCCGTCCTCCCAGGCCCAGACGTTGAAACCGATCGACACCGCGTTCAGGAAACCGGCGCGGTACTTGGCTTCCACCTTGCGGGCGAACTCGTCGTCCTGGTCGAAAACGGCGTCGATGAACAACTGGTCGCCGACCACCGAGGTGTTCTCGCCGCGGGCGATCGGCAGGCCGTCACGGCCCCAGTACGAGTGGTTGTAGCCCACGACCGGGTTCGCGCGGTACCGCTCCAGTCGGGCCCCGCTCATGCGGAGGTCGATGCCGTCGCGCATCTGCCCTTCGTTCGCGGCCACGAACCGGATCGGGTCGCCGGGCTGCCCAGGGGCCGCGGCATCCCGCACGACGTAGGCGCGGGTGTAGGCGAGCGCGGCTGGTGCCTGCTCCGGTGGTGCCGTCACGGGTCCTCCTCGGGAGGGTCGAACGCGCGCAGCAGCGCGCGGGCCTCGTCTTCGGGGACTACCTCGGCGTCGATGACGTCGGGGGCCTGGCCCTCGTCGGCGGGGTCGAGAGTGGTCGGGGATGTGTCGCCCTGGGGCTTGCTGTCGCCGTCGACGACGGCGGCCTTGTTGACCGGCGCCCACCAGACGTCGCCCCACGGAACCGGTGGCAGGCCCTGCTTTTTCCGCCACTCGTTGATCGTTATGCCGCCCACTTCGATGGCGCCGCGGTCGCGGTCCCAGGCTTCCGAGCGGGACTTCTGCAACGCGGGTACGCGGGACAGGTCGAACTCGACGTAGTCGGCTCGCGGCTTGCCGCGGCGCCGCGCGGGGAACATCGGCAGGAACTGCTCGCGGACGTCGGCCGCGCGGAGCTCCAGATCCGGCACGAGAGCGTGCTCCCAGAGCCCCGTCTGTAGCTCGCGCAGGTTCGCCAGGGTGGCGTGCTGCAAGTCGTTCAGCAGCGCGCTGGACACGCCGTAGGCGTTGTAGACCATGCGGCCTGTGGCGCCCAGGCCCCCGAGGAACTCGGCATCCTTGGGGGTGATGTTGGCGGGCTGGAACTGGGCCTCGTAGCGGAGGACCGCCCACCGGTGAGCGCGGTCGGCGCCACCGAACCGGCGGTGTAGATCGCCCTCCAACTTGCGGGCCTGCTCGGGGCTGAACGTCTTGTCCCCCTTGGGGGCGATGACGCCAGCGATCTGGAGCCCCTCTTTGTGAAGGGACATGTTGGACTTCATCATCGCGCTCGCGCTGTCGGCGGCCAGGCGGGCCGCGGCGAGCGGACTCAGCGGACTGAACTCGTCGAGCGGGTTCGGGTAGCGCTGCCACACGACCTCGTCAGCGTCGAACCAAATCCGTTGCGCGCCAATCGTTGGCGTGTACCAGAACCCCTTGAGGTACTTGTCAGCGTCCGGCACCGGCTGCACCCGCGACGGCTTCATCCACCAGATCTCTTTAGGCACGCCAAGAGGTGACTTCTCGATCGCCCAGTAGGACGCGCCCCAGACCCCCATCGCCAATTCGTCCATCCGGGCGAGCCGGACGTCGGACCAAAAGGGATTGACGTAGCGCAGCAGCTTGGCGGCCTCGCCGTCGACTTCGAGCTTGTCCTCGGCGCTGCCGATGTAGGTCTTGAGCTTGACGCTGCTGGCCAGCCGCGAGCGCAGCGTGACGGCGCTGAACACCTCGTTGCTGGTGACCAGGTAGTCGCCGTACTCCTCGGGCGAGAACTGGGTCGAATCGTGGCCGTGAGCGGCCTCGTACGGCTCGACCACACCGGTGCCTACCGGCCAGGCCCGCTCGGCCCCGCCACCGGCGAGCACGTTCTCGATGCGGTCCACGAGGTCCATCAGCTACCCCCGGCATCGCCGCGGGCGGTCTGCCAGCCGACGAGGACCGCGGCCACCAGCCACCGGAACACGACCAGGACCAGGGCGACGACGTTGCGCGCGCACCAGCCGAGGACGAAGAACGGCACGGCGATGAGGTTCAGCAGCAGGCGACCGAGGCGGACCTTGGCGGCCTGCTCCAAGATCTGCTGTTGGATCTTGTCGACCTGCTGGGTGGGGGACATGGAGATCTCCTCGTCAGGCCATGAGGTCGCCCTCGATCACGGTTTCTTCGGGGACCAGGTGGCCGAAGTTGTCGAACCCCCACAGCGCGTTCACGAACGCGACGAGCGGAGCGATGTCGGTCGTGGCGTTCTTGCGCGCCAGCGCTTTGACCACACCGACCAGGCGCGTGGTGGCACCGGCAACGGCCGTGTTGAGCGCGGCCTGGTCGAGGTAGCGCAGGTCTTTCGTGTCCGTCAGCGAGGTGACCAGCGCGCTGTAGGCGATACCCACGTCACGCAGGGTCGGGCACTTGATCGGCACGTTGAGCTGCCGGTCCGCGAGCTTGGCGGTCAGGGGAGCGATCAGCGTTCCGGCCGGTCCGGCAGCGTCGATGACGATCACGCAGATCTCGTGCTCGACGACGAGCTCGACGATCCGATCGACCATCCACCCGACACCGGTCGAGTGGTGGTCGACGATCTCGCCGTGCAGCAGGTCGTCGAGCCGTCGACCCGCGATGGCGATTGCTCCGGACGTTCGTTCGGGCGAGATGTCCGCGGACAGTGCGAGCCGTCCGACCGGGGCCGAACTGGCGTCCATAAAGCTGCGCCAGATCTCCTCGGGGAACAGGGCCCACAGCTCGTCGTCGGCGGGGTAGTCGCCCACCCCGAGTCGCTCCTGGTTGAACTTCTGGGCCTTCATCGCGTTCATCTCGCGCTCGACAAACTGCGGCGTGATGCGGATGCCGAGGGCAGGGTTGGCCCTGGCCCAGGTGCGCGGGTCGTCGCGCCGGTCGTGCTTCCGGCAGCCGCGGCCGCACTCGTCGGTGCACAGGTCCGCGGACCATTCGAGGTAGCACAGGCCAGGGTCGCCACCGGCGTGGCCGCGCTTGTGCAGGCGGCCGAGCTGCTCGGACTTCTCGCCGATACCGGCGCTGCCGAGGTACCAGATCTGCGGGTTGGTGCGCGCGCTCAGCGTTGGCAGCAGCGCGGCCACCGGTTCCGCGCTCAGGATCATCGCCTCGTCGAGGTAGAGGCAGTCACAGGAGAACCCTCGACCGGCCTCGCCGCGGGCCATGAAAAGGAGCCGGTTGCCGTTCTTGAGCTCGATGCCCTCTTCGGTGTGTGAGTAGCGGATTCCGTTGCGCGCCAACCGTTTGTTCAGGTGTGGCGTGTTCTGGATCAGCTTCACGATGCGGCGCATGGCGTTGCGCGCGGTTCCGAACTGGTGCGCGGTGTAGATCTGTAGTTCCTCGTCGAGCAGGAACAGACCCGCGAGCTGCCGGGCCTCGATGAGGCCACCCTTGCCGTTCTGGCGGCTGAGGATGATGGCCACTTCGAGCGCGGTCCACAGACCGTCGGGCTGCTCGCCCATCGCGTCGATCAGCGCGAGCTGCTGCCACTCGTCGAGGTGCAGGCCTGCCTGTGCGGCCAGGTCGATGGCCTCATAGGCGGTGGCCGTGCTCGTCGACAGCGGAACCGAGATGATCCGCGGCCGCTTGTCACCCAGCAACACCGCGCCGTGCAGCTCGCTGGGCTTGGAGTTCGTCAACGGGATCGCGCTCCTCTGCCGGTGGCGCGTCCGGCTTGGCGGTGAGCGCGGCTAGAGCGGTGAGGGTGAAGCGGAGTTCACGCACGGCACCGGCGAGCTGGGCGGGTGAGATCTTGGCGCTCTTGCCGCCGAGATCGATCTTGCGAGCGAGCACCACCGCGGCGGTGGCCAGGCCCGACGAGGCGAGCACCGGGCCGAGCGCTTCGAGCTGGGCCTTGGTGGCCTGCTCGACGGTGGCTTGGGCCGTTCGGACCATTCCGGCACCCCCAATCTCGATTTTTTTCGGGGCCGCGGGGAGAAAAAAGGGAGAGATAGAGCGAGGTCCCCCAGGCCCAGGTCAGCGTGGATTCAGACCCCTACCCCCTCTGACCTGCGGTTATGCACCGCCAGGGCTCTGACCTGCGGTTATGTGGCAGGGGGTGGGGGGT